ACCAGCTGGACCAGACTTAAGGTCATCCATAGAGCATGTAGGATTATAAGAAGACTCCTTCTTAACCTTCATGGCTGCTTCTAATAAAGAAGCGTCGAACTGAGATGCATTAAGTTTTGACATATTATTTAGTTAATTTATTTTGTTCTACTTCTTCACCTAATGAACTGTCCTTAGCCTTTTTACTAAGTTTTTGCAATGCAGTAGACATACCAGCATGACGTTTGTTATATGTAGCATGTGCTTTATCACCTGCTGCTATATCTTTATCATCATCTGTATCATCATATTTTTTATAAGCTTTATTTGCAGCATTATGGCTCTTATCTAAACTAGCTCCAGCTTTCTTAACGTATGAAGTTAATGTAGATGCTTTTAACTCATCGATTTGTTCTGCTTCTTCAGCAACTGATTTATAAGTTGCAGCTTTACCTTGTTGATAAGCCGCTCTAGTAGCACCAGGTAATGCAGCAACTGCGCCAACTGTTTTAGCTACTGTACCAACTGCTTGACCACCTAATTCAGCTGCGCCTTTGCCAGCATCTTTAAGTTCGTTGCCAACACGTGCAACACCTTTAACTACTTTACCAGTTAATGTGCCAGCTTCGTGTAATTTTTTACCTTTAGCGGCTGCAGCTTGGAACTTTTCTTTACCGTATTTTTTACGACCGATAGCGGCAGCTAAAGCACCAGGATTCTTAACACCAGCTTTATGAGCTAGTTCACCTTTAAGCTTTGCAAAGCCTTCATATTTTTCTTCAAGTTCAAGAGTATTTTCTTCTGTAAGATCGTCAAAATCTTCATCTGTTAAAGATTCGATAATAGATGCTAATTCATCGATATCGATTTCTTCAGAGAATAATTCTACATCATCTTCTGATTCTACTTCTTCAGCAACTGGATTTGAGAACATATTTTGAGCAACTTGTACTCTCATGTCTTCTAATCTTGCTGAGATACGTGTTGCCATCTCAGTATTAAATGCTGCGTCGATAGTTATGGCGTCGCCTTCAGCGATCGCGTTAATTAAATCTTTTACACCTTGACTCATTGTGGTTCTCCCTGTTGTTGTCCACCTACTGGACCACCCATTTGGCGTTCCTGCATGGCAGCTAATAAATCTTGTTCTTGGTTCATTTCTTTATCTATCTCTTCAATCTCGTCTTCAGACTGTTTAAGAACATGTCTTCTAACGAAATTAATACTATAATATGTGCCGACGTACGGCTGTATAGCATTTAATGTAGCTATACGATTATTTAGTATCTCTGCCTCTTTGAGTTCCGCGAAGTGATTATCTTCTTGGTAGTCAAATCGTATATCCTGTACTATTTGTTCCCATTCATCAGGACGAATAATTTGTTTAGCAACTAGTTGTACTCTAAGCGCTTCAGAAAATAACACTGAGAACTTACGTCTTAATCGTTCAATAAACTTATTGAACTTAATCTCATCTCTTGTTATCTCGTTTGTACGACCTAGACTGAAACCTTGATTAGGTTGTAATCTACCGAGAGGTACATTCAAGCACTGATATAATTTTTGTTGGAAATATTGTATGTCTTCGATTTGACCGAGCGTTTGACCGCCAGAAAGGGTAGTGATTTCAGTACCTTTTCCACCTTCTCGTCGAGGCATCCAAAAGTCTTCCATCATAGAGAGGTGTTTACGGTCGTCTCTGATCTCGCCAGTGTTGGCATCATAGACAACTTTATTTCTATACTTGTTCATAATATCATTAACGTATTGCTCAGCTTTTAGCTTAGGCAAGTTACCTACGTCAATGTAAAATATTCTACGTTCAGGTGCTCGCGATACTCTGTAGATAACTAAAGCATCTTCGATCATCTTTAACTGGTTAACAGGTTTGATCGCTTTATGTAGATACCCTAACATAGAGTTAGAGTTCTGGTCGATCAAGCCTGAAGGACAATAGATAACTGAATCGATGCTTAACTTAACACCTTGGCTGGTGTTTTCGTTAATACCTTTATCGTTGTAGATATAGAATTCCTCTATAGCCTTAACGACATCGATACCCTTATCGTTCTTACCCTTCTTAATGTTCTTGATACGTCTGATCTTACGTGGATCGACGAATCTTAATTCTTGTATACCATTTTTTAGATTAGTTTCATCTAATAGGATATGGTAATATAACCTGCCATCCACATACCATGATCTGAATATGTCGTGGCCTTTACTATTAAATCTATATAACTTAAGTATGTTCGCAAATTCTTCTCTAATTCTATCTTTAATAGATGTAGATAGGTTAACGTCATCCAATACGATCTCGATCGGACTTTCGTCAGAGTTTGCTACAATACTTTCATTTACAATATCTTCGATAGCTGAGTCGCAGTCACCATATTGTGATACTTCTCTATATCTTCTGATAAGGTCGTTCTCATTCTTAATAACACCTTCAAGGTCAACCGTCATGCCATAGTAGGCGGCGGCTGCTCCAAGCGTCGTTATAAGCGTGGAACCGTCATCAGAAGAGGGAGTGACTACCTCACTCCCAGTCTTTTTAAGCTTTTTCTTTGCTATCTCAAAACCAAAAATTTCCATTATAAGCCTCTAATAATAAGTAAATCCCTATTAAACTGGGATTGGACCGATACCTAAACCAGTAGAAGCACCAACTGCAGGAGTAGTGTTAGATACCCAGTAGTTGTATGTAAATACTGTTTCAAAAGTTTCGATCTGATTGTTTGTTTCGTAATCCAATCCAATTGTACCAACGGAAGTTGGGTAAGCATCATGGAATGTATAAGCCTTAACAACAGCACCGTTACGATCAAGTTGTTCAACGATTAAGTCGACTTGATAGTCACGTGGATTTGTAAGACCTAATGTATCTCCGTTATTTTGGATACCATTAGACCATACTTCCATAGCGTTTCTAATGCTAAATGATGTATCGTTATAGATTGAAACACTCCAAGGTTGGAATGTTTTTTCACCAGCAAAGTTTACAGCACGGCCACGGTATTGAACAGGAATATTCTCAATGTTTGATTCCGGTAAAGCGGCTGCTTTACATAAGAATCTTGCTTGATTTCCAACGATGTTACCGATACCTACAAATGCAGGGAAAGTTAAGAATACTTGGAATTGGTTTGGGCGTGCTCCGCCTCCAAGCATCTGGGATTTAAAATCGCTAATATTTGCCATAGTTTATCCTTTATTTTTCTTTATTTATATACTAAGCACCGATTTCAGTGAAGTTTACATCTGATCTAGCAGCTATAAAGTTCAATGTAATGAAGTTGATTGAACGAGCTGGTTTGATATAGATATCAGCCACAAATTCGTTACGATCTACTACATCGCCAGTATTGTTTGTTGAATCACACTTAACAACGAAGTCTGTAATACCACGTCTACCTTGTACATCTCGTAGGAACGGTGTTACGATTGACTTAAATTGATTTTGTGTGAATGAGTCGTTAAATTCAAATAATTGATATTTAGCGGCAGTAGCGATTGCTTTTTCTAATACAATGAACAATCTACGTACGTTAATACGATCGAATGCGCTTGGTTTAGATAAGAGTGTTTTATCGCCATAGAGAACTGTACCTTGACCAGGGAATGAAACCACTGGGTTAATACCAGCTTGGTAGAGGTTATCTCTATAAGCTTGTGATGGATTAACAGCAAGTTTAACTACGTTCTTGATTTGACCACGAGTAAAGCCACCTGGACTCCACCATGCATCGTTTGTATAATCAGTTCTAGCGCATAAGCCAGCGATGTCACCGTTTAATGGGATCCATCTGTACTTGTCGTTATAACGGTCATACTGATACTTATGACCAGTATCCATTACAGCGTAAGATGAATTTACGTTGAATGATGAATCGTTACGGAAAGCAATAATTGCATTAACCATTGTATCGATCGGTTGACCTTGAATAACTGAGCTATCACCAACGTTAACTGGAGATACAAAAGCTACGCAGTCTTTTCTAACTTCAGCAACGTTTTGTACAACGTACTGAGCTACTGATGATGAAACATAACCAGTAGGAATTAGAGAGATGTCGTATTGTTCTGCGTTAGCATATAGTTCGAATGCATTTTCGTAATCACTTTGAACTGAATCAAATGCATCTACACCACCAGATAAAGTAGTTGTAAATGCTGAACCAAGGTTACTAAATGTATTATTTAAAGCTGGAGTACCCCAACCTGAAACTGCATGATCCATCCACCAGATATAGTTTGATGAATTATTAACAATGTTCTTGTAGTAGTTTGTAGAACCATCAGCATTTAATGCATCAGATGCTTTAGATGCATATGCAAATTTTTCTAAGATACCACCAACTACACCAGTCCAAAGACCAAGAGCGTCGATAACGATAATATGCAATTCGTCAACAGCACCACCTACTTTAGCAGCATAAGCTGATGTGCCAGGAACACCTGTAAATTCAGCTTTATATTCCCATGCATCATATGTATTTGAATCAGCCATAGAAACTGAGATTGAGTTACCAAGAGCACCAGGATATTTAGCAGCAAATAAACCAACTACACCTTCACCATCGATGAAGTTGTTTGAGTAAACTTGTGAGTTATTGATTTGTACACCTGCAACTGAAACTAATGTATGACCACTAAAGCTAGAACCATCAGGATCTGAAATAGTGATCGCTGGAGCTGTAGCATAGCCTGTACCATGGTTAGTGATTGTGAAACCTGTAATTTGTCCACCACTAACTTGTGCCGTTGCGGTAGCTTGTATACCACCAGCTTCTGTAGGAGGATCGATATGAACTACTGGAGCAGAATAACTAGAACCAGTTGTTGTAATTACGATACCTGTTACTGAACCTGTTTGAACGTCAACAGCGTTTCTTGCTGAAGAAGCGTTAATACGTGTTACTAATAGGTTATTTGAATAAGCTAAGAAGTTAGCAGCTGTAAAGAATGAAGCAGCTGTGTCATTATTAGGTTTTGCGAAACGAGCTACTAACTCTGTTTCGTTTGTTACTGTTACAGGGTCAAGAACTGGACCCCATGCGAATAAACCAGCAGTAGCGCCTGTTGAGGTCGATACAGCAGGAATAATTCCTGTTAAATCTGATTCTGTTACTAATACTCCGGGCGAAAGCTGAAAAGCCATGTTTTTTACTCCTTCGATAAAACTTTATAATTTTCGTTGATTAAAGCAAACCATTTATCACTATTTGGTTTAGCAAATTTTATTTCATTAGTTATTGGGTTATATAACTTTTTACTACCTTTTAATGCTAATTTAGCTGCTTCACAACCCTTTTTACGAAATTCATTTTGTTGAGCAATTTCTTCTGAAGTCTTTTCTCTTTTAGACTTTGTATCAACTGCCTTTTTACTTCCAATTTTTTGACCATCTGTTCTATCTTCTCCAGATAGAACTAACTTAGTTTCTGAAGGATCTCTTTTAAGCATTCTAGCTAATTCTCTTTGCTTATAAGCCTTTTCCGTCATATCATAACTAGTTTTTTTAACACCTTTACTAGCTTTAGCACCAAGTTTTCCTATTATACTATGCCAATTTACATCGGTTAACTGACCTTCTAATAGACTAGCAATTGATTCTTGACCCATTTTCCTATGATACTCAGCGCGCTCTTCGGCCGTGCATATAATCAAATTATCTGGATCATTATTATGACAATTGCCATCTTTATGATGAACATGTTTGCCTTTTACAGATATTCCATAATGCTTTTCAGCAATGTCTCTGTAATTTACTTTTGTTCTAAACTGCATTTATTATTTATAGTTTATATTATTTCAATAGCATCATCTGATCGTCGGTCATATTGCTACTACCGGGTTCAGGTAATTTAGCGCTTTCCAATAAATTTGCTAGCTCGTAGTTACTTTCATTACCATCATTATAGAAACCGAACGGGGTAAGCTCCTCTTCGATTTGTTTTATATGATTCTTGTACATCGCGTGACGTAAATTAACGTCTGTTAACTCTCTAAAGTAAGGGCTTGTTGTAAGCCAACTAAACAGAACCAACGTCATAACCAAATCATCATGATAACCCTCATCGGCTTCATAAGTTCCCTTATTGTTCTCGATAAAAGTTGAAATTTCTTGTATCGTGTCGATGTCTCGAACTAATAACTTATTCTCTTCGACCAAAGACTTGAAATTCATACATCCAATTCTTTTTACTTTCTTGTCGGTAGTTACGCCCAACTGAGCTTTACCGCCTCCGAAACCGCCAGATACCGTTTGGCCGTCTCCAGATCTATTGACGAAAAGGATATTCTCATATTCCATTTCGGCGTATAAAATTGATGGAACCTGTTCGCTAGAATTAATTTCCATGAGAACATAGGCATTATTATATTCGGTAGCCAGTTTGTATATAACCGATGGATATAACATCGGTGAGATCTTATTATCTCTGTACTTGGCTACTTGCTTATAAGGTACTTCCGTTATGTCTACAATGCTAAACGCTGAATAGTCTCCGCCTACACCTTTGGCGGTATCCGCTATTAGTACATAGGAGTGTCCCTTTACAGGCTCCTCGATAACATCTAATCCATCCTTCATATATTTATAAGATGTTGGACTTAGCTTCGCGATCACATCGGCTCTGATAAGTGTTAAGCTAGAACCTAAGAATGTACAAAGAACCTCTTGGTTAAACTTAAGTTCTCCAAGCTGTCTCTTTTGTTCCTCCGCCCACTTCTCATCTCTACCTGGAATTTTCCAATATGGTATAAACAATGGTACGAAGTCATTACGGTTATTCTCAGCGTCGTTCCAGTACTTCCAAAAGTGGTTATAACCTAGTGGCGTAGAACTTAATAAGATCTTTGTTGTTTCACCCGCGGAGATCGTAGGATATACAGAAGTAAAGAACTCTTCAGCAACGTTATTTGGAATGATTGCCGTTTCGTCCACATATAACATGTTAACAGATTTACCGCGGATACCAGAAGCCGTTGTCGCTGCCGTAAATACTTTACTATTATTCTCTAGTTCGATATCACCTTTATTCCATGTTGTTACGCCTTGCTGTAACCATAGTGGAAGGTTCTCATACATCAACTGATACCTGTATAAGACCTCACGGGCGGCGGTTGCTTTGTTAGCCAAGATGGCGACCGT